TACTCCAGCAGAATTGTAAGGATTCTCAATGATAAGTTCATTGAGTTTTTTAGTTCCAAGATATTCAACTAAATCCATGATTTTCTCCCTTTCACTCTAAGTTTTCTCTCTTAGAAGTCCCATGATGTAGCATTCTTATTGATCACTTATTCATGGCTAAGAAAATTATTTTGTTCATTAGATTTAAAGAACTTCTCCAGTTATTGATTCTAGCTGTTGATTTGCTAAGTCAAGTTTCTTCAAAAGTTCAATATTTCCCTTCTCTGTAGCCAAATCTTTTAGTTCATTATGAACTACTTTAAGAGATTCGCGCACTGTAATTAAAACTGTCAAATCGCGCTCAACTCTTTCTTTTGCACCTTCTACTCCTAAATTTTCAACTAATTTCTTAGCTTCTGTTTGAATGGCAGAAGGATTCATTGCATTCTTTTTGGCTTTTGCTTTTTTATCTTCGAATTCTGATTTCTTCATTTTCTTTCTCCATTTTCTATAAAATTAAAATGAAGGGGAAATTTAAGGGGAATCAGAAAAAGTGGAGAGGCGCTACTTGAGTTTTACTCAACTCTTATAATGCAACCGAAACATTCTAAAAGCCGGGAGGATAGCGCCTCACAAGTTAAAATTAGCTTCCCATACCTAATACTTGTACGTGATAGCGTGAACCAATTCCTTCAAAGTTGTAGCCAGCTTGAATAAAGCCAACTACTTTGTTAGAATCAAACGCTTTTTGGAAGCCAGTGAAACCAAATGCAAATTCTGGATCATCTGACAAACGCATAACCATTCTATTTGTATTGACGATAAAAATAACTTCGCCCGGATCTAGTGTTGCAGCATTTCCTACAACTGGAAAATTATTAAGAGCAGTAGTTACAGGATTTGTAAAAGCCGCTGTTTTATAATTTCCATTTCCAAAGTTATCATCATCAGTTAATCCATTTTCAAAAGATGGCATGTGCTCAGATTCAACAACAATTGCATTATGAAATTTGAATCCGTCGCCGCCCCAATATGGATCACGAACATCTTGTGTATATCTATAAGCTGGTTCTAGCTTATTATATAAATAAGAGTGTCCAGATTTATTTACAAGAATTAGATCAGGAGAATCTGGCCCATGCTTTCCTAACTTAAATGCTTTATCTAAGTTAACAAAATCAATTGGCCCTTTTGTTCCATCAGGATTGCCAACCCAATAGACATTACCAGAAATTTGTCCACGAGCATAAGCTGTTCTATCAGATCCTCCATAAGTAGGATAAACAACTCCATCCCAACTTGGCAAAGTTGGATGTCCCATCATTTCCGCAAATCCATTAGGTAAAGATTCATCAACTTGTCCAGCGCCCCATGCTGCAACTGAAACTGCATCGCTAAGTGAAGAAAGACCATTTTCCATATCTTCATCTAAAAGAGAAAATACTGCTTCTGGCCCTTTTGCTACTACTTGAAGTTCTTCTTTGTATTCGCAAATAGGAACTTCAATATACTTCATATCGAATACAGATTCACCCAAAGTTTGCGGTTTACTAATTGTAAAGGTTGCACCGGGACGATAGTGTGAAGTAGTTAATGGACGGAAACGAAAGATTGATTTAGTAAAAGTTCCACCTGTGAATGGATAAATTCTTTCTCGCATTCGAGCAAGAAATGGATCTTCTGTAAACCAAAAATCATCAATTAGATCAGGCCAAATTTCGTGCCTTGCTACGATATTTACAGGATTATTAGCATTCATAATTTATAACTCCTAATTAAAGAAGCTCTTAAGGATTAATAATTATTGCCGATTTCCAATAAACATACCTTCATTATCATATTGCTGAGATACTTCTGCATATCTATCAGCAGCATTAGCAGCATGTTCGCTTCGGCGCGTTTCTCGATCATATCGGCGCAATCTATAATATTCAGGAGTTCCCATTTCATTCTTAGGAAGATCCTCTATTTTTTCAATTCTTGAATCCACTTTACCTTCAATTCTTTGTCGATCGAAAATAGGATGCGGGTTCAATTTTTTATCTCTTGCGCCAATTGTTATTCCTTTTTCCTTTAACGCTTCTCGTCTACCTTTTTCTTCGGCAGCTAGGAGTTGTGCGTCTAAATCAACTTTTGCCTTATTCTGACGAACTTCATCAAACTTTAAACTTTCTGCAATTGCTTCATATGGTTTCTTGTTTCTTTCAAAACCTTTAATAATAGTTTCACTAAATGAACTAATCTGATCTGGTGTTAGATTAATTCCAAGATCTTTTGCTTCTGCCATTGCTCTAGCAACTTCAACTTGAACATGAATTCCGCCAGTTGCTACATTTGTCAACTGAGTTTGTAAGACATCATTAAATGTTTTAGCATCAATTCCACTTTGATTTGATGGAGTATTATTATTTGGCATTTCTTTCTCCTTATTAATAATAGGTTCTTTAGTTGCATTTAAAGTATTAAGCGCAGAAGGATCAGTTAGAAGTTTATTTACTTCTTCTCTAACCTCATTAACATCATATCCTTGAGCCTCAAATACTTTCTCTAATGCCAAAACTTGTCGTTGTGCTTCTGCTTGTACATCTCCATCTAAGTTATTAGCAGCACTTGTTAATGATGCCATTCTTGTTAGATTTTCTTTTAGTTGACGAATTTCTTCATCTTTCTTAGTTCTATAAGAATTAAAAGCAGGTTGCGCTAAAACTCCATCACTAACTCCTTTATCTGCTGCTGGCTTTGAGTCCAGTTCTCTTTCTAATCCAGTAAGAATAGTAGCATCTACTCCATTCTTACGCATCTCTTCCAAAACTGCTCGTGTATTGTCACTAATAGGCATTTTTACTCTTTTCTTTATTTTAGCTATTAATAAAGACCTGAGAAGTAAAAGTTTAATATATAGTGGTGGGTTGTTTCAGCTTACAGCTAATAAGTTGAGTTCCCACCACTACTTTCATTGATCTTTTGAGAAGTAGCACGAAACCAATTTGCAAGTGCATCTTTTACAATTTGCGCTTCTTTATCTGAGCCCGGATAGGATTCAAATAAATCAGTTATAGAATTGAAAATAGCACCAAATCGTTTCGTAGCTTTCTCTACTAAACTTTCCATCTGAGGTTGTTCCTGAGAAGCATTAGCTGCTTCATCACTTCTCATTCCCATTGATGAAACTTGATTATAAATATTGGGAGAAGAAGCTGGAGCAGCCGTTTGATTTCCCAAGATTCCTGTTTGTGGAGTCATTTTTGTTACTTTCTTTTTTCTACAGTAGAAAATAGATGAATAAGAAAGCTAGACCATAATTATTTCACAACTTGGCCCTCTTTCTTACAGACGACAGCATTATAGCACACTTAAATGCTATAGGCAAATCAATTTTTTATTTATTTTTTAATTATTTGTGAGATTGATTAGCGATGAAAAATTGTGTAAATTTAAATTAGAACAAGTCGCTACTATATTATTAAGGTATTCAATCATATTATAATTACTTTTTGCTAAATTACACTTAATACAACAAGGAAAACAATTATAATCAACATATCCAATCTTACTGTCTATTCTATCTATTCCATTAAATTTACCATCCATAGAGCCACAATATGCACATGGAGATAATACAGTTGCTATTACAAACCAACGCTCCAATTTCCATTCTATTTTTCTATTTTTTGCTCCACTTTTGTATGAAATTATTGCTTTATCAATCTGATCATATATAACCTGTCGATCATCAAGACAACTATATTTATTAACTTTTCTATCAATTCCACATCCACAACTTTTACGCCTATTAAGTGAGTGATAATTGATTAAATAAAAAGATCCACAATCACATCTACACTCAACTTTATCTGCGCTCACATTCATAGATAGATAAGGAGTTAAATTAAGTACAACCAATGCTCCGAATCTATCTCCAACTTTTATTGTGCTACCACGTTCCATAATAATTTAGCTTGTACTCAGAGTAACATCTGGCACTCCATCCCTATATTTTTGCTCTAGATGAGCAGGGACAGCATTTGTTGGCGGTCGTCCAACTTGTGATTGTGAAGGATCAAATCTCGCTGCTAATGCTTCAGCTACTTGTTGTATAATTGGATTGTTTACACCAGAAGCATTATCTTTACCATTCATACCAACTCCAGCAGCTTGCATAATTTTTTGCACTTCTGCTTGAATAGTAGCTGCATGTTTAGCTTTCATTAATTGCTCTTCAAAATACTCTTCTCTCCTTTTAGTAAATTGATCATCACCAATAATCAAATCATACATCATTTTATCAGTAATAGCGGTATTGCCCATCTTCGCCAATTGAAGTGCAGCTAGTTTATTTTGTGTAGCTTGCCGCTCTTGTACAGAATTTGGAGAAACATAAACTGAAAAATTCTTCATATGTTCTCTACGAATAATCCAATCGGGACGTGAATCATTTTCATAAACCTGCTCGAATTTGCTTGGATCAAAATCTATATATTCTGGTTTAAGAGCATTAGTTCCCATTATCTGCAATCTTTTCTTTAAAGTATAAACTTGGTCAGCAAAAGATAGCCAGATTCGACCAAGATACATAAAAGACTTTTCTTGTTCTCTAGCTTGATCTGTAGATAAAACTCCTAATTTGCGCAATAAGGCTTCTTGTGTTTCATCAGATGGAGTTTGTTTTAATTGTGCAGCACTAGCCCAATCCTGAGTTCCCATTACATAATCTTGCATTGCTTGTAACAGTTCTAAGAGTTTAAAGGCTTCTGCACCAATGTTAAAATAATTATGATCTACTAAAGGAATAATTGCCTTTTGTAAATGTGCAACTGAATACTGAAATCCCTTACCAATTAATCCTCTTAATCCTAAAGATTTAATAACTGCTGCAATATCTGCCGGAATAGAAGAATCAATTCCTATAGGTGGATTAATCTTTCCAACTACAGAATCTTCCATAGCTTGAAATATATTATTAGTAGAATTCTCAATAGGAATAGAATCCATTGCTACTGGAAATGCTAAAAACTCGCCAGCTACTTTATCAAAATAAAACTGAGCAACTGGAAAAGTTCCATCTCCCCATTCTGGCGGCCCATCATATATAATTCCATTAGTACATGATCTAATTAATCTTCCATTTGGAAATAGTCTACATTCCCTCCTCTTTAAATCTCGCATCACTTCCTGTTTATTACTATCAAAAGTATTAGTTCCTATCTTATTAACATTTCCTTCTTCATCTACAAAAGATGGAACTTCATAATACCAATGACTTCCATGTTCACCCATGCATATTGTTTTACCAGTTTCATTAATTGTATTGTCTTTAATGAAAGTATAGTAAATTCGCGCACATGGAAAAGGAGAAGTTACTTCCGCATTTCCCTGTTTCTTTCTACGAAACCAATCAAATAATCCTCTATATACTTTCTTATTACTTTCATAATTCCTTGCCATTCTAGAAGGAATTTCCGTATCTGCCTGAATCATGCCAATATGATCTGGAAATTTCTCATGTGCCAATGGCAAAGGCATTTCTACAATAATATCTATTCTATAAGCTTTCTGTATATCATTATCAGGAGGAATATGACCAACTAGGACTGATTTATAATCCAGAAAAGTTGGCATTATTTCTATTTCATCAGTTAATGGATCTCTATCAGGCCATAGAAATACATAACCAGTTCCATGCCCACCTGCATATTGTTGAGCACCCTTTACTACTCTATCTACAAATAACCTACTCCACCAATCTTTGCTTAATATATTAAGATCATCTGCTTGATCTTGACAAAGTTTATCATCTGGTTTAGTTGTGCGAATTTGCCAATTTTGACGAATATCAGACTGATTAGCAATAGCTTCTCTAGTTTGCCTACGAGTTTTATGAATTCTTAGATTAGATGGGCCTTTGAATTCTTTCCTAAAATCATCGCCATATAAAGTTGACATTCCAACCTCGGCGTGACGAAATGCTCTACATGAACGTAGAAAGGTCTTTTCATTATTAAGTCCTACTTGAATATATTCTAATAGTTCATCGTGATATTTAGAACTATTTAAGCTGTGAAAATCACCAGCAGAATTAACAATGCAAGGTGGAGCATAACTATCAGTATATTTATTAGCCATTATTGATTCTCATCACTTAAACAAACTAATATAAAATCTTTACAATTTCCTTCTATGCACTCAAAATCTGTCAACATAAACAACAATTGAAAATTATTAAACGTACACATCTCATTTGGGTTATGTAGTGTGGCTGCCTCCAACATATCAATTGCAAAAGGATGAGCAGCAACTAACTCATTTGGAATTTGAGGAAATTGTTTTTCCATCATCCTTTATCCAAGTTACTCTTATTTTGATGATTAACATCCAATCTCATTTCACTTCTCTTGGCTGGAACTTTCTTATTTCTAGTTCTTTCCATAGCCTTTTTCAGTAAATCTTCAGCTACAGTAGGATTATCTGCCTTTGATGTAATAGAAGACATTTTAGCTTTTAAATCATCATGACGTTGTTTTCTAGTGTAATCAACAGCATATCTTCTTTCTTCTGTTTTATATTCATCTTCTATTCTTTGTTTCTGAGTTTCTTCTTTTTCAAATTTACTACGTTCAAGTGGAGTTTTCAATTCTTCTTTTATAAATCCATCAGGAGCTTTCTGATGTTCATGCAATGCAACTTCTACTTCACCTGTTTTTGGATTTTTAAATATAACTGTAGGTTTTCCATGTGAAGGCCAGTTTACTTGCGACCATTCTTTTTCACACTTATGAATGCAATCAAAGTTTTTACATCTATAATAATTACTATCTAACTTAGTAAATTCTTGTATACTAAGAATAATTTCAAATCTTCCATGAATAGGACAAGTAAATTCGTAAATTGGCATAATTAATACCTATGTGCTAATACCTGACTGTCAGTATTATTAACCTTTCTATTCTTACCGTACCATAAATACTTTGAGGAATTGTGCTGATATCCAAAACTGAAAATTATTGCATCATCTAATTTTTTACATTGCTCACACTCAATTACACTTAGAGTTTCTTCTCCACTTCCAAATTTCACTATGGTAATATGTCCAAAACTACACTTGAAAGGAATTCTCTTCATAAAATTACCAATCATATTCTAAATTCTTCTCTAGACTAGAATAGTAAAATTCTCTAGCTTCCCTACTCACCATAACATCTTGATTGCTAGAAATCAATACAGTTGTTTTCTCAAAATCATAACCTGTAAATTGTTGTAGTTCAATTTTACCTTCTTCTTCTTTTCTCTCTTCCCATGATTTCTTTTCAAATCCTAATATTGCCATTCTATGTAATGCATACAGGTTAATGCATTGTGCCATGAAGCGATCATCACCAGATAATCCACCTTCTATTCTTGTACTACCTGTAATTGTTTTTATTTTCTGAAGATCTTTAATTTCTCCAATTAAAGGCATTGAAAATAATTCAATCCATTTACCTTTTAAGAAAGAAGAGAAATTATCTATAATTCCACCCGATACGCCACGATTTCCA